ATTTTTATAAATTTAATAGAATGTATAATTATTGTCATACAGTTACCGTTGAATTTGAAGATAGTAGTTGGATGCACTCTGTAGATTTTATTAAGCTTAAAGATATATTTCTTAATTGGTATGAAGCTCTTTGTGCTAAGTTTGAAAAACAAGGTTATAAATGGTTTTATGAGATTAGTGAAGAAGATGTTGCTGAGTATTGTAATAATAACGATATAGAATTTACAGCTGATGGAAACGTCTTTATTGAACCTACTTAAACCTTATGAAGATATTAGTATTGCTTTTCAACGTTATCTTCTTCAAGTCACTAATGGTAGTGGTAATTTTATTGAGTTTGCTACTACGTTATCTTGGCGAATGCAGTTGGGAATGGTTCTGGAGTTTCTCGATATTGTTTATGATGTCACAATTTCTATATTCCCTAACGGAGGAGCTGTTATCAAAAGTATTAACGGAAGACAAATGGTTGCTGATGTGTATACAACTACTGAACCTGTCCACCCGCTTGTTCGTTATTACAATACTATTGATGTTGCTTGTAAATACATTTTAAAGCCTTTTTAATATGATTAAAATTAAACTTATTGGTCAAGAGCTTAGTGGTAATCTTTATATTACTGAAAGAGGTACTTATATTATAGATACAAATTTTTCTAAGAGTAAAGATACATCTCATATGAATTTGCATACTCTTAGTTGGAATAATCCTGATGGTGAGCCTAATAAAGCTCTTAAATCTGATAAATTTGTTGTTGTAGATGAGTTCTGATTTTAATAAAGATGCGCTACTTAGATCTGCCAAACGTATTAATGTTTCTTATTTTAAAGAACAACAAGAAGATGCTATTAATGCTATTTGGCAATGGTGGCAATCACAATCCATAAGTTTTACTCTTAGTGGTTATGCCGGTACTGGTAAAACTTTTATCATGCGTCATCTTGTACGTTATTTGATAGTTGAAAAGGTTTGTGTTACAGCTCCAACTCATAAAGCTCTTCGAGTTCTTGAAAATAGTTCCGGTAAGAAAGGTATGACTATTCAATCTCTATGTGGTCTTAGACCTGATGTAGATATTGAAGATTATAACATTGAGAATCCTTCTTTTAAGGTTATAGGTGAACAGAAAATGAGAGGTTATAGACTTGTCATTATTGATGAGTGTTCTATGATTAATCCTGGTCTATTTAATCTACTTATAAAGACGGCTATTCAGTGTCGATGTAAACTCCTATTCTTAGGGGATGAACTTCAGATTCCTTATGTTGTTGCTAAAGGGAAAGGAGAAGAAGATACTTATAATCGTATTAGTCCTTCTTTTACTCATACTGATGTTCAATTTCGTTTAACTCAAATTGTTAGACAAGAAGCTGGTAATCCTTTGCTTGAACTGTTTGGTATTATTCGCTCTGATTTGATTAATGGTACTGCTAATTTCTATCAGTATATTCTTCAAACTCGTGAAGCTATTAATGCTCAAGGTGAAGGTTTTACTATTATGAATAAACTTGATTTCCGCAATAAGGTTATTGAAATGTTTAGTTCTGATAACTTTAGCAAGGATATTAATTATGTTAGACTTATTGCTTTTACTAATGATTGTATTGGCTTTTGGAATACTTTTATTCGTGATGGTGTTCTGAATAATCCTCAAGGTATGATAACAAAAGATGATATGTTTACTGCATATCGTACTGTATTTGATGAATACAAATCTCCTATTATTATTAATAGTGAAGATTATGTTGTTCATGATGTTCGGTATTATGTAGCAGATAATGGTCTCGCTTGTTATTGTATTACATTGAGATCTGCATTTGATGGTAAAGTTACTCCTATGTTTAAGATCATTGATTTTTGGGATTCTAATAACATGGATAATTTCGGTGCTATGCTAAATGCAATTCATTATAAAGCTCTTACTGGTACTGATCGTAGTAGATGGTTTAGATACTTTAGATTTAAGGATATACATCTTACTATGACCGACTATAGACTCAATGCTGCTAACAAGAATAGACTTGTTGCTAAAGATATTGATTATGGTTATGGTATAACCGCACATAAGAGTCAAGGTTCTACCTTTGAAAATGTTTGTATTGATCTTGATGATATTATCTATTTTCAAACCAAGTGGGGTAAACGTATTAGACGTAACTCTGCTGAAGCTCTTAGACTTCTTTATGTAGCTATGAGTAGAGCTACTAAACACGCTTATCTAAAATTATAAACTATGGGAAAAGGTATTACTCTTAGTAAAAAACATGGTCTTAATCCAAGTATGGCAGTATGTCCTATTTGTGGTAAAGCTGAAAGTGTTGCTTTATTAGGTCATATCAAAGGAGATGAAGAAGCTCCTAGATATATACAAGGAGATATTTGTGACGAATGTAAAGCTAGAGTTGCTGATAATAAGTGTTTCGTTATATCTGTTGGTGAAGATCAACGTCTTAAACGCTATACTATTGTTAGTAAAGATATATTTACACAAAAGGTTGAAGGTTGTGCTGTTCTTATGAAAGAAGCTGACTTCAATGCTGTATTTAATAAACATTAAGATATGGAACATGTTTATGTGTTTGATTATTGTACATCTTCAATATATCATTTTACTGTTAAGAATGATGAAGATATTGAAGAAGTTATGAGAGATAAAGGTCTTATACTTGATGATTGCTATTATATGGCTTCTGAAAGTCCTATTGATATTGAAGAACTTTAAATTGATATTATGCTTACAAGTGAAGAACAAGTTCAGAATATAGATAAGATTTATGTTCTGAAAGAATGCTGGGGAGGTTTTTGTGGTATGGGTAGTAATCAACGTATTATTCATAATCGTTGGATGGTTCCTATTACTTGGGTTGCTGAGCAATGTTCTATGAGTGCTGTTCAAGTTCTCGAAGAACATTTGTTTGCTAGTGGTTTAAATGTTGATACTGTTGGTAAGATGGAGTTCCTTAAAGCTAGAGCTAATCTTAAAGGTTATGATCTTACTGCTGTTGTTTGTTCAACTCTGAAATACGAAGACGGAACTTCTGTTTATGCTGATACTACCGAAGAAGACAGAAAATAGATTGCCAATTTGTACAAATGTTTTGATTAATGATATTGCTTTAATCATTACTAGATGTACGTTTCAAGAATATAAGATGAAGTATAATATAAATTCTGATGAATTTGATGATCTTGATAAAGGTTATGAATGTGTTTATAATCTTTATCATATTATATTTATACCTGATATTATTGCTATTGATATGTTTGATCTTTAATCTAATTATATTATGGTTATAGTTAAAGTTACAATGTCTAATGGAAATACTCTTTGTCAATATGAACTTAATACAGTTCAAGATGGTGAAGAGGTATTGGCTAATACAAAACGAGCGATTAAAGCTATCAATCCTGATTTGGATGTTGATATTTATGATGAAACAAATAATAGTGTTGAAGCTGTTATTCATAATATCATGTACGATGTTATCGGTTATTGTGCTAAGAATACTCGTTGAGTTGCAGATGCTCCGCTCCCTACCACTCCTTCATCCCTACTGGGGTCTGCAAAGTTTTACTAAATGTTATTGATATGGCATTAACTGATGAAGAATATAAAGCATTAGGTGAAGCTGAATACATGATTGATGATGTTCTTGTTGAAGCTTCTCCTATTTCGTTTGGTGCTTATTGTGAAAAGTATTCGTTTGATTCTACCGAATATGATTGTGATGTAAAAGGATATGATGTTAAGATTTTTAGAGATGCTGAATCTTTTCATACTGTCTTTATGCAACGTAGTTTGTTTGAACGAATTGCTGCTAAAAGTAATTATTGATGCAAACGAGATTTTCTAATATGTTTGAAGATACGTCTGATGAATTACGTGAAGATGATTATTGTGATAAATGTGATCTATGTGTGCGGAACTCTCTAATCCCCAGTAGGGGACAAGGGCTGGAAGGGAGCGGAACTATCCTACATTTAGTTGCTGCTCCTAGTCCTGCTGATAGAAAGACTAAATACGTACTTAGTGGTAACACAGGTAAATTCATTAGACGTATTCTTGAAGATAAGAAATTACTTGCTTTATCGTATATTACTTCTGTTGTCAAATGTGGTACATCTCAGACTATTAATGCGAAAGCAATTGCTGAATGTTTTCCTAGACTTCAAAGAGAGATTGCTAGAGTTGAACCTAGTATGTTCATAACTTATGGTAAAGATCCATATTTTATTGTTAGTGGAGGTAAAGCTTTTCCTAAAGGTGGGGAAGGTATTGATGTGCTTCCTAATGGTAAGATACATATTTATACTATGAGTCTTGAATATATGCGTAAGAATAATGATTATAGTTATCTTGATCGTGCATATGATACTGCTGTTATTGCTTATCGTAAATTTGTTAATCAATGGGTTATTTTAAAATAAATGACTGTTAATAAATCACCAACTACTAGTTGGATATACGATATTGAATGTTATCCCAATATGTTTGAGGTTGCCTTTATTCCTTACGGTATTCCTCAAGACGTTATTGATTTATATATTGCTGCTGATATAGCTAAGAATAAAGAAGATAAACGTCTTATTCTTGAAGCTATGGGGGCTAAGACTTTTATTATTTATAGAGCTTATCATGAAGATAAATTTGAACGTCAAAATATGACACCTACTTCATGGGATGATTCTAATAATATTAGTAGTGGTATTGAAGGTCTTTATATGTTTTTTAAATCTCATAAAATTATCATTGGTTATAATAGTTTTAACTATGATATGACTATGCTTGATATATTCATTCATTATGCTCCTACATTTGATTGGAAGACTGGTCTTCGTGAAGATACTTATGGTAGGAAGCAACATATAACTGAATTTCTATTTGAGCATTCTCAGAAAGCTGTTGATAAGGATATGGGTGGTAAAACATATCGTAGACTTCTTGATTTTTATAAAGGTCGTAGATATTTCCGTCCTTTTACCGATTTTGATATTCAAAAGATTTTATATCTTGATGCTACATTTGTTGCTCTTAAAGCTGTTATGATAGTTCTGAAATGGTATCGTATTCAAGATTTACCTATTCATTGGAGTTATCGTATCAAACGTGATGAGATAGCACTTGTAACAGATTATAATATTAATGATGTTCTAGGTACTGATGCTCTTGTTAAGAATCAACAGAAAGAATTAGATCTTCGTGCTAAGCTAAGTGAGATGTATACTATTGATCTACGTAATATGTCTCGTAGTTCTATTGGTAAGAATCTAATGACTAAATTCTATTCTGAATGGTCAGGTATGCCATCTTATGAGTTTGTTGATCTTAGAACTGAACGTAGTGCTGTGCCTATTGGTAAAGTTGTCAAAGATAGTATTCAATTTAAGACTCCTTTTTATAGGAAGATTCTTGAATCTATTCAGAGATATAGTATTTATATTGGCCTTGGTAGTCCTAAGCAAAGTGAACTTAAACGTGAATCTATTGCTAATGGGATCGTTGTTACTACGTGGAGGAAGAGTTTTCAATCTTTAGAATTTCTTTCTCATGATAAAGGTTATACAATGGCAAAAGGTGGTCTTCATAGTAAAGATGATCCTCGTGTCATTTGGGCTGAATCTGGTGAAATTCTTGCTGACCCTGATGTCACTAGTATGTATCCCAGCTTTATTGTTGAATATGGTGTTGCACCTCATCATTTATCTAAAGAAGTCTTTATTGGCATTGTTAAATGGTTACGTGAAACTCGTGTTGAAGCTAAACATACTGGAAGAAAGTTAGAAGCTGATGCTCTTAAGATTGTAATCAATAGAATTTATGGTGCTCTTAATGATGCTATGGATTATCTATATGATCCCGAATGTACTTATACTGTAACGATTAATCTGCAATTATTACTATGTGGTTTGATAGAAGCATTTGAGTTGAATAATTTTGATGTGTTATCTGCAAATACAGATGGTCTACTTGTTAGATTACCTCTTAATCGTCAAGGTGTGTTTAAACATATCTGTAATGAATGGAGTGTTTATAGTAAATTAGATCTTGAAACTGAAAAGTTTGAGAAGTATTGTAGAAGTGCTGTTAATGATTATATTGCTGTTGGATATGGTTTCTATGATGCTTTACAAGAGTATAATCGTTGTGGTGTATGGATTGATTCTAAAAGTAATACTTATACTACACGTCAAGCTATTGAAGATAAATTTATTAAGTTTAAAGGTTATTTTCTTCAAGACCCTGAATATAATAAAGGTTTTGTTTATCCTGTTGTTAAGAAAGCTCTTAAAGAATATTTCCTTTATGGTGTTGATATTACTGAATTTATTAGAAATTATATCAATACTTCTCGTACCGCCATTTATGATTACTGTTTTAGTCAGAAAGTTGCTGGTAAATATACTACAATTTATAAGACAGTTAGAGATGGTAAACCTGTTTATATTAAGTGTCAAAAGCATAATCGTTTTTATATTTGTAAAAGTGGTGGAGGTGCTATAACAAAAGCTATTGTTCCTGATTCTGATAATATAGCGTATGGTGATGATATTAGTGGAATAGTTGTTGAAGAAGAGAAGTCGCTTGTTGCTGATCAGAGAGTAGTTTTATTTAATGATTACGAATATAAAGAAGATTATAATCTTAATTATGGTTTTTATATTAATGAAGCCTATAAGATTCTTTATGGTAATGGTAAAACAGGTAAAGGTGAACGTCGTGGTATTAACAATAATAGTAATAACTTGTTTGGTTGGTAAGATATGAAGAGAGATAGAGCTGTTATTTATAAAGATTTTTATACCAATAAATTCTCAGCTGTTAAAGCTGTTATTGTTGTGTATTTAGATGCTGCCTTTGAAGATTTCTTTAATCAATATCCTTTCAATAGTAAGAACTTTAAAGATTACGACCATGATAAGATGCTTAAACATATTGTTTTTGATCTTTGTCGTATCATGGGTGATGCTGGCTTTAGGTTATATGAATTATTAACTGATTATGTTGATGATGTATATAATCGTAATGAGATAGAACAATGCGCTAGAGCTGTTCTTGATAATATTAAACTTACAGATGTTAATTAAGATAGATGAAAGATTACGATATTTCTGAAAAATATAAGCGTATTTATCAGGGTATTCTTAAATGGAAACAAGCTGGTTATAAAGGTCTATTTCAATATACTGAACGTATTGATATTCCTCTTGTAATTAGTGAAGTTATTCAGCATGTAGCTAATCAAGTAGAAGCTGATCCTTATGTTCACATTGTAGTTCCTGATATTAAAACGAAAGATTCTCTTCGTAAACGCATTGTTCATACAGGTGTAGTTATAGATTTACTTAAAGATTTTATTGATCGTATCACTAAAACTTGTAAAGGTAAAGATATGCTATATGCTGATACGTTTGTGATGCTTGATTGTACAAATGAAGCTTATCATAAAGATGATACTTATTTCAAGAAGTTGAAAAAAGTAGCTGCTGATAGGTTTTTATTTGTTACTACGAAAAAGATTCCGGTTAATATGTTAAAAGCGTTTACTGCTTGTGGTATTCCGGTTGTTGATACTATAACTAAAGGTATGGCTTTGGAAGAAGGTTGGATTTCTCCTTATGTTATATATAATGTTGGTATTGAGTTTACAAGTGAAGAAAAAGAGTTATATAAACAACTTACTGAACAAATTTCTTCTATGCTTTCTATATTTAAAGGTAAAGCTAAGATGATAAATTATGAGTTTAGGAAGTTTATTCATCTACGTATGGATATGGTAGAAGATGATATGGCTCTTATTAAAGCTTGTCACATGGGTGTTAATTATGTAAATAATCTTACTGATAAAGTAGAGCATATACATAGTGAAACAGTACGTAATATGGTTGCTGAAGTTATGGGTTGGAAAGCTAATCTTGATCTTTCTAATGACTATAATAAGCAAGTAGAAATGTATTGGAATCCCGATAATATACTCACTCGTACTAAAGCATTTAGTGATGCTATTGAGAAACGTTTAGAGTTATATAATAATAATCTTAATAAGAGAGAAGCTATTGCTACTGCTATTAAGAATATTAAAGGTAAAGGACTTGTTTTAAGTAAGACTCGTTCTATTACTAATTTTGTTGAGACTTTGGATTACTGTATGTGTTGGTATAAAGGTATGACTTCTAGGATTTGTTATGATTTCAATGGTCAGCCTTATACTTATACTACTGGTGCCAAAAAAGGTGAACCTAAAGCATTTGGTGATATTGGTATCCGAAAAGAATGTTTAAAGCATCTTGAACATGGTGATGTTTCTGTTATTGCTACGGATGAAGTTGCTAATGTGGTTTTTGATGTTGAGGGTCTTACTACAATTATATGTACCTCTCCATACTGCAACCCATTTAAGACCATTTCCGACAAGAAAGAGGAACAACCCTACATAAATAAGCCTACTATTATAATATGGCTTTATATGCAAGATTTCGCACTCAATTCGGACGATTACCGCACGTCAAAAGAGAAAGAAAAGCTCATTGATGCGCAGAGTAAATTTACTACTGATATTGTCTGGACTAATGGCATTAAAGATGTTAAATTTTAATTTTTGATGATTTAGTACTTACTATTGTTGCACACGTCAAAAATATTATCTACTTTTATCAATGGAAAATAAAGACAAAGAAAACGACAAAATGAGTGAAGAAGTTATTACAGATGATGCTACGAAAGACGGTGCTAACGCTGCTGCTAATAAAGGTGAAGTTATAAAAGCTAATAGTGGAACTGTTGCACAAGCAAATAAAGATGTAATTACTCGTAATCTCGCTGTTCTTGGTGAATATAGAACTTTTGCTGAAAGTCTTATAAATACTGATCTTGGTGCGAGATTTAAAGAAAATGTAACTAAAGATGGAACTGTCACTGAAGTTATTAACATTGATAACATGGTTACTTGTTTATTAACTGGGCAGGAATTAGGTCTTTCTCCTATGACTTCTCTAGCTTATGGTCGTAATCTTAATCTCGACGCTATTCAAAAGGTTGAACTTGGTAAAACTCTTGGTCTTTCTGTTACCGCTTCTTTAAAGAATATATTCTGTTTTGAAAGTGGTGGTACTAGACAAGTTTATACGGGAATTAATGTTGTTGAAGGTTGTCTTAATAAACATCATATTGATATTGAGATTGACGAAGACTTTGTTCCCGTATATGAATATTTTAATGTTCAGCTAAGTAAACCTATTATTGAATTTAAACCTGAACGTCACATTGATATTGATGAATATAATGATGATTATGTTCGTAAAATGATGGCGGAACAAGGTATGATTCCTGTTACTCGTATTGTTAAGACTTATCGTACAACGGTTACTCTTGTTCGTAAAGGTAAAAGAACTACAATTTCTTATACTCTTCAAGAAGCTATTGACGCTGGTCTTAAATCGGGTAAAAACTCAATTACCGGTGCTGATGTTAAAGGTAAAGATAATTGGGATAAACACACTCGTTCTCTTATGAGAAAAATGGCGATTATGATCGCTGCTCGTATCTGCGCTAATGATATTCTTAACGGAATGTATTGTGATGTTGAACTTAAAGATGTTAAATCTATTAATGATGATTATGTTGATGTTCAATATGTAGAAGCAGATGATAATGCAAATTATTAAAGAATAAATACCGTTTGTGGTAGTGATATTGCAAACATCTATCTTACATAAACTATTAATAAAGTTAAAGTCATGGAAAAATTTAATTTTGATTTCTTGAAAGCTGGTATCAATGAAGGTCGTTTTGAAACTGTAGCTAAAGCTGCTAAAGTGAGTGATGAAATTCGTCCTGAGTTGGTGGTGAACATCTCCATTAACAAGATGTGTATTAACGGTCTTGCATCTAAGATGCTTAACATTGAAACAGGCGACTATATGAAAGCTATGGTCTTGACTGCTGATCAATGTGAGAACGATGTGAACAAGAAGTTCTTCATCATGGTTTCTAAAGTTAAAACTGACGACATGATGACTCTTGCTGCTGTCGGTAAAGCTAAAGGTGTTGGTCGTAAATTGTTCTGCTCTTACGCAGCTTGTTACTCTCAATTCTTGCAGAACACACCAGATGCACAAGCTATCACAGCTGATAAGTTGGCTGAACTTGGCTATGCTTACGGAATTGATAAGAAAGATTCTGAGGGTAAACCTTATACGAAGTATACCGCTAACCGCGAGGTTCACTACGAATTGGTTGATACCGGTATCGACTATCCGAACTCTGACGGCTCTATGTTACGTATCTGGGCTTGTGTGAACGCACAGATTATCGACCGTCCTTACGATCCGTCTGTTGAAGCTGAAACTGCTGCTGATGATGCAGAAAATAAGAAAGCTGATACACTGGAAACTATAGCCGATACCATAGATGCTGAAATTGCTGCTAATGCATCGAAAGAAGCACCTGCTGCTCAAGAAACCACTGGTGACGGGGATGATATTTAATCTATATCCGTGACAACACATTGCTTAGCTAAGCAAATCTATCTTACAAAAAGAGGGACTATTAAGGTTCCTCTTTTTTTTACTCTTTAAATTACTTATAAAATGAGTGAAGTTAATAAAAGTCAAGCTGCTGCCGGAGTTATTAATTTTGGTGAGGTTATAGTTACCCAAGACAAGAAGTTTAAACCTCGTGAAGAGTTCAACAATTTGTGTCAGGCACATCTCGTATCTGTTGAGATCAAAGAAACCGAAACTCCTAAAGTAGATGAGAACGGTGTTGCATCCACCTATGAGTATGCCGGTATTCCTGTACCAACTATTGTTTTCCGTTATAAAGAAGAACCCGTTCCCGGTGATGAAGTTGATCGGTTTTATACTGATTCTTTCCGTATCGTCACTACTCGCAAAACTGACGGAACTGCTGTAGATGTTAAAACGTTTACCTCTTTGATTACGGAAGCGTACAGGAATTGTCGTCACCGTCTCGATGCTTATATTGATTGTCCTAACTTTGTTGAACCCGGTTTTCCTCAGCCTATTGATATGAACGCTGATATTAACGGTCGTATTGCTCAATGGAAAGCATTTTGTGAGTTCTTTGTTAAAGCATTCAATGTTGGCAAAGAGGGTAAGCCTGTATTCTTAGATGAAAAAGGTGAACCTATTGTTGTTTGGATGAAGCTTCTTGCTCATTATGGTGATCGTAAGTATCTTTGTACTCCGGGCTTTGTTGGTCAAGGTTATGTTGAACGTGTTATTAACGGCAAAAAACCTTCAATTGAGATTCTTCCTGGTGAGACTGTTGAACTCTCTAAAGATGCTGATAAAGACGAGAAACCTGCTGGTGCAGCCGCTGAAGCTGGCGTTGCTATGGATTACGGTTCCGGTCAAGGTGTTAATGCTGATGCAATTAATGCTTTAAAGAATCGTTATGCTGGTAACGGTGGTACTCCGGGTAAATATTAAGATGTAACTTAGACTTTTGAAGAGGGTAGAGCAATCTATCCTCTTTTTTTTGTGTCTATTGGTTTTGTGCATAGTGTTGCTAACGCTCCGCACGTGACCTCACCTTGTTCCCTACTGGGGATTGCAAATGCTACAAAAGATGTAAATATGTGGAGTACAAGTGATAAGGATTATATTTTGAATACACTTGATCAAGTACATATTTATTCTGTCTTTCTTAATGTTCCTGAAACAGAGATAAATAATTGTATTTGTTTACGCAATTATAAAATCTCTAATCCTCTTCGTTATGATTCTAATCCTTCAGTTAGTTTTAAATGGTATGGTAATAAGCTGATATTTCGTGATTTTGCTGATTATCGTTATCGTGGTGATGTATTTGAAATTGTTGGTCTAGTTCTTAAAAAGAATTGTACTAACAATAAAGACTTCGTTGAAATATGTTCTAATATCATCGAATATGCTTCTGATGTTCTTAATGATTCACCTTATGTTAATCGTGTATATCAAGCTCAGAATAAGATTATCAATAATGAATTTCGTGTTATTACAACTGTAAATCGTAAAATGACTTTTTATGATTATAGGTATTATAATCAATTTGGTGTTACTAATGATCTCGTAGATAAATACGTGAAAGCTGTTGAATCTTTTAAGATTGATGGTGTTAGTAATCCATATTATTATACTCGTCATGATCCTTGTTATGAATATCAAGTTAATGATGGTTGTATTAAACTCTATTTTCCATTTAGAAATAAGCATACTGCTAATCGTTTCATTACTAATAATAAGTGTCCTCTTGAAAATCTTGAGACTTTAACTGATACTAATTATAAGTTGATTGTTAAATCTCAAAAGGATAAACTATTGATGTTACGAATACTGAGAGAGTTGAGAATTAATGATGTTGGAGTTTATGTGATTGCAAGTGAAACTGCTAAACTTCCTGATGATATTGTTGATGTTTTACGAAAGACTACTAGGATTCAAGTTTATGTTATGCTTGACACTGATAATACTGGTCTTACTTCCGCTATCGAATATGAAAAGAATTATAACTTTATTGCTTTGTTCATGACTAAAGGTTATAGTGCTAAAGATCCTACAGATTTAGTTCGTATTACAGATTACAACTTCGTTAAGAAAAAGTTTGCTAATATGTATTTAAATGAGATCGTAAATGGTAAAAAAGGAGGAGTTGTGCCCTGATGCGCAACGGCTATTATGTGAGGGTGTTCCTCTTAGAGCTTTAGGTGATGGTACTAGGTACTTCTTATATCCTATGAATAAGACTGATTATAATATTGTTATTGATGCTGTTAAACAGCTTCGTGAAGCTATGAGTAAAATGTCTTATCAAAATGCTCAAATTAAACTAAATCAATTTGTTCATACTTGGGGTTTTAATCCTTTTAAAGAAGGTGCATTTATGGGCGAAACTAAGATTAAGTCTGATGAGGACTTTAAGATTGTTGAAACTCTCTTTGAAGTTGTTCAAGGTAAACTTCACAATAAACAAGCATTAACTGGTAGTTATCAATGTTTCTGTCATAAGAACTTTAAAACTATTGCTTATGCTCCTCATAAGACTATTCGTGATTCTTGGAATTGTATGCTGATTGCATATAATAATCCTACGCATTGTATTGTTTTATTGCATAACGTTGATGAAGATGGCAACCGTATATGGGGATGATAACGTTACTATTCTTTACAAGCGTGATGCACTGGGACGTATTGTGTTTTGGAGAATTGAAACTGACGGAAGCTACGAGAGGGTGTCATACGGCTTGTTTGAGCGACTTTCAGATGTCGGACAGGTAATTGTATCAGCTTCAACAAAGACTTCTTATAAGAGCCAAATCAAGCGTAAAATCGATCGAGGATACAAGACGACAGAAATGTATGGTGTTACTAGTGATATGTATGAGAGTGCTAATCAACTTCATGATCTACTAGATAACGTTATTCCTAAATTTGCTACTGATGCAAACAATGTTGATAAACCTATGAAGTGTCAAAAGTGGAAAACTGGCATTTTTGATTATTCTAATGGTGCTTTTGCTGATCCTAAGATTAATGGGGTACGTTGTACTATCAAGTATGAAGCTGTTGATAACGGTTTATTTGGTACTACTTATGAGGTTGTTATTCGTAGTAAAGAAGGTCTTCGTTATAATGTAAAACATATTGAAGATGCTTTTATGACTTATGTTTATTGTACTCCCAATTATAGAAATATTACTTTTGATGGTGAGCTTTATATTAAAGATCAAAAGAATACTACTATTGGTGGTGCTGCACGTAATCCTAAGAATCCTCTTCATAAATATCTTCAATTTGTGAATTTTGATCTTAGTATTCCTGATGTTTCTAATAGAGATCGTTTTCATCTTAGAAGAAATATATTAAGAAAAGCCTTTAGTTTAGCTGTTAATAATGATGATGATTGTATTTTTATACAAGATATTCCTGAAGAACATGATGATACTAAAAATGCTAAAATAGTTTCATTATGTTCTATTAATATTAAAGGCGATTCTGATGTTGAAGCTTATAGAGATCGTTGTATTGCAGCCGGTTATGAGGGTTGTGTTGTTCGCTCTAAGATTGCAGAATATAAATTCGGTTCTCGTCCACAAACTATGATGAAAGCTAAACAATGTGAAGAGACTGAATGTTTGTGTTTAGATATTCTCGTTGATCCTATAACTAAAATTGTTGATGGTCATGAGGTAGTTTATAATTATGCTAAGTTCAAATGTAAGAATGATTTAAATGCTGAAACATTTGAAGTTAAGCCTACAGCTATTTATAATGGCAATACCGATAATACTATGACAAGTGATTATATTCTTAGTCATAAGAATGAATTTATCGGTAAAATGCTTGCCATTAAGTTTTATGAACGTACAGATAAGAACATTCCGTTTAATGCTAATGCTTACGGAGTTCGTGATTATGAATCTAACGATTAATTGCATATAATGGAAGATATAAATCCTTTTAAAGAAGAAGAGGAAATTAAACAAGACATTCCTGTTGATAGTTCTCCTTCTAAAGCTGAAGAAGAATTATCTGCACTTGCTATTACAACTGAGAAGTATAAACCTATTGTAATAAATGGTGTTTCAATTCCGTCTGTTGTTAGAACAGATGCTCCTGATAAACCATATATAGTTACAGAGCCTCGAACTGTTGCTGATTTATCTAAGGATGAAGTTGATTGGCTTAATACCAATATTAATTTCATTCTTGATGCTACAGGTGAGTTTATTCCTGTTACTAGTGGTAATCAGTTTGTATTCTATCAAACTCTTTTGAAAATTCAGTATTATATTTATGCTCATAATATTCCAATTGAGTTCTTTGATGGTAACAATGAAAAAGCTCGCTATTATAAGATTTGGAATATCGGTTATTTGATCGACAATGAAAATTATGATAGTGCTTATGAACCTCAATTTCATATTTGTGTTGATAGTAACATGAATGCTGAAGTTGAGTCTCGTGATCATGCTATTAAGATGTTTAACAGATATACTTATAATCTATTTAAGGAGGCTGTGAAACTTATAGATTATAAAGTTCCTAAAGGTAGTTCTTTAGCTATTGCTAAATGTTCTGCAAGACTTATATTTGATACTGTTGAAGATTTTGAAGTTTGGATTAAAAATAGTGTTATCCCAGCTACAGAAGCTCCTACAAATAATCATATTCTTTTATTCTTCCCTAAACTTAATCCTTTATATCTAAATTCTAAAGTTAGAACACTTGATACGTTTAGTTTCTATGCTAATCCTAAAGCATGGATTGCTCAGAATGAAGCTAGTAATACTTATAAAGCTAAGTTTAATATTTTGATGTTTCCTGAATTTATTGGAGCATTAACTATTACAACTTATCATTCAGCCGCTAAGACGATTGAGGTTAATATGGAACAACTTTCTAATCGTCTTAAAGCTATTGCAGAAAGTCATATTTATAAAAAGGCTTAGCTATGGATGCTGTTAGTAGTGTTACTAAAGAAATGTTTCGTAGATATTTCATAGCAGCACTTGTTAGCATTGGCATTCCACTTGATCAAGCTAATTTGTTTTGTTGTATGAATCAACGTAAACGTCTCATGGATTTTGGTATTTGTACCGTTATTTCTATTAAGCTTGATGAGTTTATGGAAGCTAGAGTTCCTGATTATAAAGGTTGTATGCCTAAAGATGATTGGGAAGCTATTATAAATTATAACTTTTCAGATGATTAAGATATGAAAGTTGTTATTACTAAACACTTTCCTTTTGGTAAGTTTGTTGCTATTAATATGTTTGCTAGACTTTATCTTAAAGATAAAGATAAATCTAGGCTTACATTAATGATTAGGTATCCTAATAGATATTTTAAACTTATTCAACATGAACGTTCTCATACTAAACAACAGAATGACCTCTTAGGTATATTCTTTTATGTATGGTACGTCATTGAATGGTTCTTTAAACTCTTCACTGAAGGTAAGGCTTATCGTGAACTTTGTTTCGAGCGTGAAGCTAGAGCAAATGAGACTAATGTAGATTCTTATAATGTTATTGTACATTACAAAAATGGTAAAGCTTATACTATTATGCAAGATAGTATTCCTATTTGTACTTATTATGACATTGATGATGTTATCAAAAATATTGATAATATTAAGTATCTTGAGTTTAAACCTTTGAATGTTAAAGGTAGTCTTATTAATCGTAAGTGGGGAAGTTGGTTAAAGTACGTATTTAAGAGGTAGTATTGTCATTGCTACATTTGGATAGTTTACACACAGCTTATGTCGTGAGATACTCTGTTAAAGCCGCTAATCTTAATTGATTAGCGGCTATTTTTGTTTAATTTAAAATTATTATTATGAATTTTGGAGAAGCTATTGAACGTGTTAAGACTCGTTCTTATATTGCAAGACGTGCTAATTGGAATGATGAAGTGTTTATATTTGCACAAGTTCCTGCTGATATAAATAGAGAAACTATTCCTAAGATGCAAAGTCTTCCCGAAGTTGTTAAACGTGAAATCGAAGCTGGTGGTTGGGATGATATTAGTTATCAAAATCAAATTTGTAAATTTGATAATGGTGATATTACTTATTATACACCTGCTGGTGATGAGATTTTTGCTGATGATTGGGAAACTAAGAGTGATGATACTCTAGCCGAATGGGAATATCTATGACACCTGAAAATGTAAATGCTGTTATAGATACTGTCAAAGGTACTGTATTAGCTGAAGAAAGAATTGCTATGTTTAATAAAGCTTGTGCAATTGATCCTCATGATACAGTAGTTATTGAAGAGTTATCTGAACTTATTAAAGCTGTTTCTAAGATTAATAGATGTCATAATAATGAACATCTTAAAAGTCTTATGGAAGAAATTGCCGATGTTAGAATTGTTATTGAGCGTATCATGCGTAAATATAATATTAAAGAAAACGATATTGATAAGCTCGTAGTGTTTAAAATAAATCGTTTTATTGATCGCTATGGCATCTAAAAATAAAAATGATCAAGTAAATCATCCTAAACATTATACTTCTGATCCTAGTGGTATTGAATGTATCGATATCACTCGTCATAGAAATTTTAATATAGGTAATGCTATTAAATATCTATGGAGAGCTGGTCTTAAAGAAGATAAAGATCATAAACTTATTGATAAACAAATTGAAGATCTTAATAAAGCTGTTTGGTATCTTGTAGATGAAATTCATCGTCTTGGTAGTAGATGTACTGTTAAGACTGATTCAATTAATACTTGTTTGCCTATTGATAATGAAAGTATTATTGATGCAGCTTTAAATTATCATGAAAAGATTAATGGTCAAGATGTAAGTATTCTCGGTCTATCTAATGGTAATGGTGGTATTAGATTTAATATTGCAGATCATCTTAAATCTATTCTATTAGATCTATATCATACTAAAGTTGAAAATGGTGGACAAACTAAACTTGATATGTGATGAAATTTGTTAGACCTGTTAGTGTTATTCATACAGCTCATAATCTTAAAGGTGGCTTACAATTAGCTGAATTTGCTGGTCGTCTTTGTTATAAATCTGAAGGTAAGATTGAACCCGGAAGTTACGTTAAGTTTCTTTTGATGCTTATTGATAAAGGTCATACTTCGATTCTTGAGCATTGTCCTATTTATGTTTGTGGTTATCATGATATGATGAGTATTGAAATGATAAACATTAGGCATTCTGCTTTTTCTCGTTTTGTTTTTGATATTAAAGATGCAAGACCTGATTCTCATTTCTATTATATCTACACTAATCTTCGTGTTGTATATAATGAAAGTCCTGAATTAGCTAAAGCTCTTATTAAGACTTCTACTATGGAAGGTGATGAGATTTGGAAAGCTCATGGTGTTGCTTGGTTTGTTCCAAAATTCGATCATCCTTTCACTCGTATGAGTGCATATATAACTACTCTTAGAAGTATAGTTGATGAACTTGTACGTGAACGTATTCAATCTTGTGCCGTTGAATCAACTCGTTGGTGTGATTATTCTAATGATTCTAAATTTAATGGTGTTACATTTTGTTTACCTCATTGGGTTAATTCTAATGTTTTTGATAATGCTATTAATAATTTTATTAGACTTATTCAAGAAGTAGATGATTCTTTAAGTAAAATTAATAAACTTCAAGCTTATTATTCTAGAGCTTATGTTTTATATGAAGGTGCTTCAGATATTAATTATAAAAAAGTTTATCATTATATTAAAACTTGTATTATTAATGAACTTTCATATTATGAAGCTAAAGATGTTCTTAAATTACCTGCACAAGATGCTCGTGAATATTTACCTTTAGGTATTAAAAGTGAAATCTATTATACAGGATTTAATGAAGATTGGGATAATATAATTGATAAACGTTTATATGATAAATTTGGTAAATCTCATCCTAATATGCATATTATAATGAAACAATGTAAAGATCATCTTGATGTAATTAGAGATTCTTAAAAAGCTATTATTGATTCAGATCATGGCAGAGAGAGCGAAAGTGCAGGTAACTAAATTACCTGCTTTTATAGCACTTGATACATATATTAAACATTTTGGTGAACCTAACATTGTGTTTCATATAACTGATTTCAATTATCCTTTATCTTATAACAAACGTTTGTCTAAGACTGAACTTCTAGTTTATAAAGCTCTTGGACAAGTATATAAGATTTATCCTGTCAATGAGTTATATGTTAAGGATACTGTTGTTCGTTTTAAAGAAATTGAAGATTATAGTCATTATCAAACTGAATTAAATTTCGATGAATCTCTTTGAAATACAAGCTAATATTGATAGGATATTAGAATATGCTGCCGAGAACGGTGGAGATATAGGAGAAAGTGGTGCTAAGGAACTTGCGATTAGTGAAGAGGAACTCGGTGAGAAACTTTATGCTTATGCTTTTGTTATAGATCGTTATAACACTGATATAGCATTACTTAAACAATACAAGCAAGCTCTTGATGATCGTGTTAAACGTACTGAGAAAAAGATTAAACGTCTTAAAGATGTTATGGCGGAATGTGCATATAAGTACGGTGAACCGGTATTAAAGAAGAATGCTGAAACTGGTATTAAAGAGCCTACTGGTAGTATGTCTCTTAAATATCCGAATATTACTATTAGTGTTCGTAAAGGTCAGGAAGTTGTTACAGATACGGAAATGTTTAATAGCTTTCTTAATCAAATGTATCAATATTTTGAAAATCCATCTGTTGATACAGTACCCGCGAACATTGATGCTATTAAAGGTTTTATTGATGTTAAACTCGATAAAGGTTTAAATCTTGATAAAGCTAATAAGATTAAAGCTATTCTCGCTGAACATGGAATTGCTTTTGAAGAAGGTGATTTCAAATTCTATGTTAATAGTACTAATCTTAAAGAAACATTGAATCAATCTCCTGAAGGTCTTGATGCTTGGACGCTTCAAGAAAAGGATATTGTTACAATTAAGAAATAAACTTCTATTGAAACAAAGTATATTATGCCTTTTGTAAATTATCAAAGACGTCCTCTTGTATTTAATGAAATGGGTAAACCTATCAATGATTTGAGTATGGAGGATGCTATTAAAAAAGCAAATCTTGATTATAAAGTAGGTATTAAAGAGACTCGTGTTCGTCTTGAAGATCCTGCTAATCCAGGTAGCTTTCTGTTATATAAAGTTCCTAACAGTTTTGCTACTTATAGAGAAGATACAAATCATGTATTTGGTGCTGTTGGCTCTAAGTACGAAGTTGTACAGAACTCTGTAGCTCTTGATTTTATTAATCAAATATGTGATTACGATAAGAGTGTTCGTATTGAAACTGCTGGTTGCTATAAGAATGGCGCAAGTATGCTTGTAACTGCAAAATTCCCTGATGCTATCACTATTGATAATAAAGATCTTATTGATAAGTATCTCTTATTTACCAATAGTCATGATGGTTCTGGATTAATCACGTGTGCTGTTACAAATATTCGTATTATTTGTAATAATATACTTAATCAAGCTATTAAAAATGCAATACAACAGTTTTCTTTTAAACATACAAAGAATGTTCACAACGCTATTATGAGTGCTGTGAATAGTATTCGTGCTACGCATATCTATCATGAAGCTATGCAAGAATCTATGCAAGCTCTTAAAGCCATTAATATTAAATCTAATAATATGACTGGCTTTGTGTATAATCTGTTTCTTAATGATGAACAACAAGAGCACATGAAGCTTAGAACTAATATCTTTGCTGCTGATAAGGATATTATTTCTACTAAGACTCAAAATAAAGTCAAAGCTGTTCTTGATACTATCGAGAATGGTGTTGGTCAAGAGTTACATCGTGGTACTGTGCTTTGGCTTTATAATGGTGTGAGTTGTTATCTGAATAATGTTGTTGATTATAAGTCTTCTGAAGATCGCTTTGAAGCTCTTACTAAAAAAGGTGCTTATAAGCTAAATCAAAAGGCTTATGATCTTGCCCTAACGGCACTAAGAGCTGCATAATGGAAGAAACTAAAACACATACGTGTTATATTGAAGTTGATGGGAATGTGATTACTCGTGATGCAAATGGAACTCTTATTCAAGAATTTACTGGTAATTGGTCTATTTTGCATAAAGTGTATAGATTTGCTACTATGACCGCTGCTGAAAAGCAAAAGCATAAGCGTCTATCTCCTAATCTTTATATTGGTAGTATTAAGTATGTTATAAGGCATCCGGGTACTAACAATAGTTTTGTTGTTACTTCTACTCAAATTAAGAAGATTCTACCTTTCATTGTTAATGTGAATAAAGTTAGCTTTGGTGGACTGAGTGAATGTGGTGAAAGTGAGGGATACTATTAATACTTCTAAGCATAGTGCTGTTACAAGTGCTATGCTTAGTTCCGCTCCTGACCACACCATGTTCCCTATTGGGGTCTGGAAAGCTACTCTTAGCGTTTCTAATGCTAGTCGTATTAACATTAGTACAAATCATCATAGCCGTATGGTTAAAACGACTTCAATAGAGGCTCATAGAGACACTTTCTTTTGTGATATGAACTAATTATCGTCTGCCAATAGATAATCAATATATGAAGCTCGCAGGTGGCAAAAATGGCATTATGGAGCATTGCAGACCCCGGTAGAGGGATAGATGTGGAACGGGGCGGAGCGTTCGCAATGACACGAGCAGGAGTATGAGTAGTATAGATACAAGAAGAGAGAGGACTGACAGTATTATCTGAAAGCCCTCTCTCATTTTTTTAAGTCCAACAGAAGTCCTTACTTATTTAGTTCAACTATCATCTGTAATATTGGATTCTGTTGCATATAGTATGTATTGTTCTTTGGTAAATAGAACATCTTGTTGTATTGATTGAATAACGGAATAGTTTTCTTAAATGCAATCCAACGTTTATCTTCATCTTTATATGTACCTCTATCATAAAGCATTTCTTCATCATCTACAATCATTGGAGCAATAAGTGTCCAATAAGCAAGATTAAGAACATTAGACATACTTGTTTCAAAAGGTATAGGTGCCTCCATAGTACGTTTATAGAATGAATAAAGACCCCAAGGTGAAGTTTCATAAAGTTCAGTTTGAACACCATAAATAGTATAACAAGCAAGAGCAAAGAATCGATTTTCATCAAGTTTATCGTCATCATCTTTTGCAGCATATAGACTAGCAGCTACAAGAGATAAACCAACAAGAGTTGTAAAATTAAACATAGCTCTTTTTATATTAGCCTTTTGAGCTTGAGGTAGAGTATTATATCTAAAGTTTATATCTTTGAACCAATATAATAAACCGCAGAACCCATTGAATATAGCTTTAGCTTTAGTAGCAAAATCAATATCTTCGTCATTTTCTATAGCTTTATCAATAGTTTCTCTATAAGCACTTTTACCATTAGATAATAGAAAATTTATCATATCCATGTAAGCACCACTTCTATAAGATTCAAGACGTTCATCATATATAGTTTTACCAAAGCGTTTACCCCAATAACGAATGAAATTAGGACGAAGCCATTTACGGAATTGAAGTATCACCTCTCCCCACATCTTACCAGATAACATAGATTTATCGAAAGTATTGTAAATACCATGCAAACTATGATTAACACCTTTAACTTTACCTAAGAACTTAGCAAAATCTTCAAGAGTTATATTACTTTCAGCTTTAATTGAAGCGATACCATCTTTAAGTTCAAAAGCATCATATATAACTTGATTCTTTTCAAACTCAACTCTAGCATTCTTAAGACCTTCTTTATAAGCCTTAGCGTAATTAGATTTCCATTCGTTAGTAAAGTTATTAGCACGATAAGCAATAAATCGAGAAAGATAATCTATAAATTCAACGTTATTGCCTTTAACAGATTCTTGTTTATCTTTATATGCTTTATACTTAGTATAAGTTTCATCATCAACTATATCTTTAAAGAGACGTTCTCTAAGTGAGAATACGAATTGATCATAATTCATAATAGTACCTGCAACAATGCGATGAGTTTGCATAGCTGACAAGAAAGTAGCGAATTGCAAATAATGCTCACCAATAGTATTAGGAGCAAACATCACATTATCCCATTTAGACATACCAAGAGAAACAATATTAGTCTTAGTATCTACTCCAGCTTCAATATGATCTTCAAAAATATTACCAGCTAACTTCATTAAAGCTGCATCAAGATTATTACAAGTATATTCACCAAGTGATGCCCATAATGATGGAAGAGCTTTAATATACATTTCATGAGCTTTAAGAAGTGTAGCTTTAGTAGTAAATTCACCACCAGTTGCTTCGCTTACAATATTGATATGACCTGTACCAATATTCTTTAAAGCAGCAGTTAAGTTCATCCACATAAGAGATTTACTATTAACTGTATGAAGTATATTAAGAAGTTGATCAGTTAATGTATTAATACGATTCTTACCTTCAAAAGCATCATAGAATTTCTTAAATCTATCAAAAGCTTCTGTTTCTTTACCTTTACGAGAAACAACTTCAGTTTTATGAGTATAAAGAGATAGAATCTTATTAATAACATTCTTACTCTTAACACCATATTCACGAGCTTGGAACTCAGGCATAGCAAGAATAGTTTGCAGAAGATTAAGTTCGGGCTCAAAGTCACGATTAACTTTAATACGTTTAAGCTGATTAATATAATTAAGAGTAACATTCATAGGGTCAAAGTTCATACGATCTCTAACATCACCTAATTGTTTATCAGATAACTCTTTATTATATTCGATAATATCTGCAATAGAAGTAATAGGTTTATAATAACCTCTATGTTTAGCTATTTTATTAGCTTTTTCAATTAGAGCGTCATAAGCTTCTTTATTTGTAATAGCGTAGAGATCATACTTAATACGACCTATAACTTCTGGACGATTAAGTGCAGTAGCTTTAAGATAGTATTGAGTCTCTCCACTAAGTGTATTTTTATAATCATCTTCTTGTAATTCGTGATAACCAACAAGTTGTTTAAGAGCATTCACATGATTAGCAGATATGAAAGTCGGGAAGAAACTAGCAGATCTAACAGTGTTAGGCATTGCAACATCATTAAGTTCTGCAAACATCTCTTGCATTTCAACTATCATATCAATATCAGAATGAGTAAGTTTACTAAACTTAGCGTCTCTATAATCAGCTTTTGCAGTTTGAACTTGAAGAAGAACTCGATTAGTAGTTTGACCTCTAACACTAAGTTCAATATTATTAGCTTCAGCAAATTTCTTACGAATCTTAGATTTATAGACACGTTCAATTAGCTTAGTATAATAGTATGCTTCTTCGGCACTAAGATTAGGAAAATACTTCTTAGGATTATTATATACATCTTCAAGATCAAGTTCAAGTCTACCTTTAATAATTTTAGCAGGCATTGAAACATTCATAGTAGAGTATATAGTTTTACCTACAGCATGAACTCTTTTCTTATGTTCTTTCTCAAGTTTAGCAAGAGCATCTTGAGCTTTCTTAACTGTAGCAAAATCGTCAGATTCTAATAGAGGTTCTAACTCAGATCTTCTCTTAATATAATCATCGTATTCACGAGCTTTACCAATTTGATAATCATAGTTGGCTTTAGTCATATCAAACGGTGTAACAAGTTGACAATTAGCTTCATTAATGAATCTAGCTCTAAAGTCATTAGAACGAGATTGAGAAAAAGTCATATCAGGTTTACCATTAGACTTTTCTTTATAGAATCTATCATACTTCTTAAATAATGCGAATGTACGCTTATTATTATTGAAAGCAAATTCAGTAGCATTAAGAGTATGGAACTCATATTGAGAAAGAACTGTATCAATGATTGGAATACCACTTTGAGCAGCAGAATCTAACCATTTAATAACAGTAGATAAATCAAGATTATCACCGAGCATACGACGAATATTCTCTTGAATATCTCTTTCATTTATAGTATAAACGCCAATTTCATCAGCATTAAAACCGTTTTCAACAAGCTTATCTTGAATATACTTAAACTTAGTATTGAAAGCAGGATTATGACTTCTTTGATTGATTAAGAAACCAAAGTAAATCTTAGAAGCATCAACAACTTTACGTTTAAGAGGCATAATCTCAGCATATAAACCTTTAAGATTAAGAAGAGCTTCATTAAATTCTGCAACACTATCTTTAGTATTTTGAGAAGCATTTTCAAAACTAGCTTCATCAATAGGATTTAGATCTTCAATATAAGCTTGAGACTTTATAAGACTACTGAGTTTATTCAGATCAGTAACCCATTGTTTACGATCAGCAACAGTACCTTTAGTCCAAAGCTTAAATATAGTATCAGTATCCATTGGCATTTGAATAGCTTTAATCATATCTTTAACATTCTCTAGTATATTAGCATTATACTTGAATGTTTCAACATAATTAGGAAGACTATTCATATCTCTACCAAGTCTAGCAATTTCACTTTGAGCTTTAGCATCAAGCTTATCAAGATTAGTATTGAGTTCACCCATGAGATTCATTTCATCTCTAAGAAGTTTAGTATTACCGATAGCAGTCTTTTCAACTTCATAAAGAGTATTAATAAATTCAAGGTTTGACATACTAATTCCAGTATTATCATCAGCTATGAACTCTGTATCTAAGACTTTAGAGAACTTAGGAATTGAGCTATTAATAGTATGAACAGTAGTATTAAGATCTTTTTTAATACCAATGTAATCAACTATAATATCATTGATACCATCAGCTTGAATTGCACTAACATTAGTCGGATTTAGCCTTTGAATAAGCCTGTCTAAGCCCTTAAAAAGTTGTCCTTGTATTGTTAATCGTTTCAATTGAGAAAGCGTCTCTCCGTTGCCGACAAGTGCCAAATTTTGGATTTTCGAAGGCAGTGTATCGGTATCAAAAGTGTCATTGATAGCTGCCTGCAATGGGATAGTAGTAATAGCAGAAGTATCAATAAGACCTCTATATGTATCAGATTCATTACCAATATAAATTGTATAATCAGCGTTACTTGTAGCAGCGTCTATAGCTGATGTAAGACTGTTATGAGTTTCTACATTAGTAACAGATGAATTAAATCTACGATAGAACTTACTCAAAATAGTAGCAAGTTTCTCGTATATTTCTTGAGCTTCAATATTATATTTATAATAATCATTAGCTGTAGTAAGATATTCAGATTTAAACGTTTTATTAATAGGATAATAGAACATACAATCATTAATATCAAAACGTTTATAAAGCATACCCTCAGGTAATTGAGCTTTGTAAGTCTTTTTAAGACCAGTAAGTTCTTTATCAATTACCTTTTCACGAGTCTTAAGATATACATCATCAGCATAATTAGAATTATTTACATATCTAGTAGGTTCAAAGATCATTTGACCAACAATGTTCCAAATATCATTATGTTTAATACCAATAGCATTTTTAATAACACTATTAAGAGCATCTTCTATATACTTACGAGTTTCAAGATCAACATCTTTATGCCATTCGTTAGCTACTGCGCCTTTAAGATCAAATACAGCTCTAGAGAAATTACTCTTAGTAATCTTAGTAAAAGTAGGAGTTTGATCTTTAACTTTACTCTTCTTACCATTAGTATCATAAATATATTCAGGTTTCATATATTTAACGATACGAGTATTTTCAGAATTAGCACGAACAAAAGCTTCGATAAAAACATCAAGTTCTTCGTTAGTTCTAAGAAGAATATTATCTTCATTTGCTTGACTAGAATAAAGAGCTTCAGCATAGTTATAAAGAGCAGCATTTTCTGAACGGAAGTTACTACCACCATCAGTAATACCTTGTTCTCTCATAGCTAATCTAATATCTCTATCGCTAGTACCGTCAATAGATTCAAAATTAATAGAATCAAATTGATCTCCCCATGAAGTCTTATAAGCACTTACATAATTACCGTCTTTAGTCTTGAATTTACCATAAAGATCAATAGGAATATACTTAGAAAGATTACGACCAAAATCAAGTTTATTAACCCAGAATGCGTATTTAACTAAGTTCTCACCAAGAATACGACAATACTCATCAGGACTATTAATAAGCTGAAAGAATGTATCTCTAGTAAAATCAACATCATCACTTTCCTTAGTTGAAATAGAAATATATCCAGTTCTTACAATTGTACTCTCCATAGTATTAGGAGAAAGCAATGAAAGAATATGATTAGGATTAAGTCTAAGATTACCTTTAGTAACATATTGACCATTTACAGCAACATATCTACCATCAGTAAGTGTATTCTTAACCATAGCTAATTGAATACCAACAGGTAATTCTTTAAACATAGCTATTTTTTCATCATGAGTATAATTTCTACTTTCAAGTTCATTGTACCAATTTTTAAGATTGACATTAGTAAGAGCTAAATCAACAGCACCTTTGAATTTAAATTCATTAGTTTGTTCGTCTTTAACAATATTAACACATCCTAATAACTTAGCACGTTCAGCAAGAAGTGTTTCCGGACTTTTACTGTCATCATTAAAGAAAGGCATTTGTCTAACTTTATCAATAATAGCATAATTAACCAGAGCTTCTCTAAGTTCAGGATTATTAATCTGTTTAAGCTTAGCCATACAATAATTAATCTTATCTTTGAAAGCAGGATTCTCACTAATGAAGAGATCATGAAACATATTAACAGAGATCTCATTAGTAGAATACAATTGTTGTTGAAGAATAGGATAAGCACTATCTTCAATTTCCCAATTAGTATTAACAACTGACGGAAATATAGCTTCAATCATTGATTTATCACCAATTCTAAAAGGGGATTTAGATTTATCAAGCTGAATTATTTTACCATCAGAATCCTTATTTTCAAGAAGATAATCATTAACTTTAAGCAACCAATTATCAATGACTTCACCTTTATCAGTAATTGCATTTACACTATAGTATTTATAGAGTAATTCATTGCGCATACTTTCAGGAATACCTGCATCTTTAGCATTCTGAATAAGAGTATTAACATTATGCTCAAGCATTGCAATAGATTCAAAGAGCTTATTACTTTCAGAAGTCTTAGGACCAGCACCTTTCTTTTCAGTAATAAGACATCCTTGTGCACGTTTCATAGCATTTACAGCTTTATCAACGTACATATAGTAATCTAAAACTTCAAGTTGTCGATTAAGATAATTAGCATAAGCTTCAAAATCTTCAACTGTATGTTTATAGTTTTGACCTTCTTTAAATAGAAAATCAAGTTCAGTAATAGTTTTAGCTTTATTCTGAATCTTACTATCTACTTCGTATGCAGTAACACCAACTTCATTTGCAAGAGCTTCAATAAATCTAGCCATAGCATGAGTTTGTTTCATGTTTATTGTATGACCATGTTCGTGAGCTTTCGCAATCGCCATATTACTAAGATCTTTTTGTGCAAGATATTTACTAAGTTTAGTAATAACATCTTTAAGACCTACATTATCTTGTGTAGTTTCAAAATAACTCTTAGCAAAAGCTTTAAGACTATTACCTTTATCAGCAAGAAGTTTATTCATAGTAGCAACAGCGTCAATCATATAATCACTGCGTACATTATGGAAACTAACATTAGTGAAGTTATTAGAGTTTTCAATAGACTTAATTGAAATATTCGTAACAAAATCAGTAATGATTTGCTGAGATTCAATAAGAGCAGAATAAATATATCTATTAGTACCTTCAACTTTAGCATTGCTAGCTTTAAGATTAGCATTCCAACTTATAGGGAATGAAGCAAGTAAAGCGGTATTACCAATAGTATATGTATTCATATTAAACCAAAGATTATCTTTAACAGCATCAAGAATATGAGATGTTAATTCAGAACGCTGTGCAGATATAGGCTCACCATTTATATCAGTCCAAGTACCATAATCATTATTATAAAGAGAACGACACCAAACTGTAACGCTATTAGAAGCTACATCTACTTGAACACTATGTTCACCATTAGATAATCTTTCATCTTTAAAACATTTAAGAATCTGTTTTTTAGCCCATTCAGCTTTATTAGGAATATCTTCATTATAACCTTTAATATCACTGAAATTAAGTCTAATAGGAATAGCAAATTCATCAGACAACATAGTCTGTGTAAATCCCATTATAGATAGAGCATTATCCGCTGCAATGGATTGACCTTTAAGAACTGCAATATTATTATTAATATTACGAATCTTAATCTGATCAATAAGAAAATGCTGATTCATCATAGAGTTATCATAACCAGCAATTCTATTTATATAAGCAGCAGCAGCTTTACTATGATCAAACTCATTGGGTTTCTCTTTATTAAGAGTATTCTTAATATCAGAGTGAATACCAATCCAAGTATCAATTATAGCATTATCCTTAGCAGCTCTAGGCATACGAAGATATTCATTAAGACTATTCCATTTTGGAGTAACAGTTTCTTTAATGAATTTTTCGTATTTAGCATCATAATCACTCTTAGCTTTTTTAAGTTTAGAGTAAATACTAGCTTTAGTATCATATAATGCTTTAAGTTCTGCATCAGATATAGCCAGATTCATATTTGCAGCATTATAAGCTTCAATTTCGGAAGACTTCAATTCCATAGCTTTAGCAAGCGCATTACGCTCGGATACGTTCTTAGAATAGAAGCGTTGTTGCTGCAAATTTGCATATTCTTGCTTTAAGCGTCTTATAACAGAATCATCAATACTAGCTTGTGCATTGATTTTAGCATTAATATCTGCAAGTTCATTAATCAATGGAATCTTTTCTTTCAGATATGCGTTTTTAAGTGCATCTTTAGTTTTACTAAAGTAAACATCAGAAACGTATTCCAAAGATTGACGTTTATAAGTATCACTATCATTTTTAGTATATTCAACATATTGCCCATCAATAACGTCAAATTCTTTCATAGATAAGTAAATACTATCAATATCATAGTCCCAACCAGTACGAGTAACAAGATGTTCAGGAACTATAGCTTGACTAGCACCATTATTCAGAACTCCTACAACTTTAGCAATGAACATAGATTGATGACCCTCAGTAGGAATACGAATACCAAACATCGTTCTAAGATTCTCTGGAACACTATTCAAATCAAGATTACCATTAGCATCTAATTTAAATCGAGAATCCCAGTTATTAAGTATAATCTCAGCAGGATGAAAGACTTTAGTACCATCAGCTTTAGTTTCCCAATATTCACTTTGAAGTTTAAAGTCAGCATTTTTCTTAATTATAGGCGTACCGTTAGCATCTCTTTTAATCGTACCATCTTCATTAAGTTCAGCCCGAGATTGCCAATAATCATCAGAGAACTTAATTTGACCTTCAAGATACATACGTTGAACATTAGCTTGGGTCCCTTTAACAATCCCTTTTTTGTCCAACGTAACAGCAGCGGGTTGTAAGAAAGTATCAGGTTGAATAGTAACGTGAGCACCTTTAAGTTTAAGATTAGTAACACGACGTGTAATACGAGCTAATAGAACTGATTCAATACGACTCTTAATCGTAGGATGATAAAAAGGTATAAAAGGTTTACCATTAACAACAACAGTAGCTTTTATGAAATTTCTATCAATTTCAGTTTCATTAAAATATCTACGAAGATCTGCAAGAACTAAATCAAGATCAACACCGATAACATTTCTGAGACCACCGTCAGTTTCAATTGAAGTATATTTAATATTACCGTCATTAGTAATAGCACCCCAATCAGCCAACAAACGATACATCTCATCATTTGCGTTAGCAGAAAGTAACATCTGATAATACTCAAAAGCTCCTGAACCATCATAAGAATAATCTCCAGTTTTACCTTTACGAACAGTACTACCTATAGTATAATCTCCATTAAATACAAGGTTATCAAGAATACGCTTTTGAAGCTGAGTACCAATCTTATTCTCTTCATCCATAAGATGTGAAGGAACTTGTTGTTGAATATAGAGGTTACTATGACTAAGAGTTTGTTTAAAATCTTCAACACCTTTAGGATAACCTTTTAATTCAAGACGTTTGGTAGCTTCATTATACTGAATATTAAGAGTAGCTTTTGTACCATTAGTATAAGTGTATTTACCATTTGCATCTAAAATAGGGAAACCTTTAGAATCAACTGCAATATCTCTAGATATATCAAAGAGTTGAACTTTAGGCATACCACCAACTTTATGACCAGATTCAAAGTTAATAGAATCAATACCTTCTTGTTTCATCCAATCATAAAGAGTTTCATAACCAGTACCTTTGTACATACGTTTAAATATAACAAGGGTACTATTCTTATCTTGATGCGAAAACACAATATCAGTATTAAATCTATTATTAAGCGTAGACTTACCACGTTTATAGAAGTAATACTTTAACTGTTCAACAATACGTGCATAATCACTAGGACTAATAGGTGTATCCTCATCAGCAACAATATCAGCTAAAGTTCTACCAGAAGGTAAAGTAAAACTATCATAATTACCCATAGCTTTGAAACGTCTAATACACTCATCTTGTGTAATAACATTGAAAGCATCGGCAGTTGTAATAGTCTTAGAACCAAAACGTCTATTAAGTTCATCAGAAGTTGCTTTATCATTTGCAAATGGTTCAAGCATCTTCTGTAACATATTGTCTTTAAGATTAACATCAGATGCAACAATCTGTGTATATGTAGTATTAGAACGAGTAGTGGAACCCGGTCTTACACCTTGAGATGCACGCTTAGCCCAATCAAGAGCATTCTTAAATTCAAAAGTATAACCAGTGAATATCTCTTGAATAGCTATATCAGCAACATAATGATTACAAAGAAGATTAGAAACAACATAACCCCAATAACGATCATTTTTATAATCTTCAGGAAGCGTTTCATTAAGAGCTTTAAGTTGATTTTTATATGTAAGAGTCGATTGAATATTATCTCTAACAGGAGCTAGATAATCAAAAGCATCTTGAAGATGACTATTGATTCTATCAACAAACATTCGCATATAAGCATTATCAATAACATCGCCATAAGCAGTATTGAAATCTTCACCACAAATCATGAACGGTTCGAATTTACCGAATGAACTTGCGGCATTAGGATGAAGCTCATTAAAAGCATCTTCAATATAATCTATAATGCTTCTTACAGTAGTATTACCGTTAGCATCAGTATATCTAAAATTAAGATTACCAAATTTAAAGATATTACCTGTAGGCTTACCATTTTTAAGAAGAGCTTTACCATCCCAGAATATAGGAGCTTGAAGACCTTCAAATATATCTTTATCAAAAGCACGACTTTCATAAAAAGCTCTAAAGGCAGCTTCTGCATCACCATTATGATCACTAATCATTCTACTACGTTCATCTGAATCTAAAGAATTAAATTCTTGACGAACATCATCTTCTGGTCTAAGATATTCTTTCTTAATAGAAAGAGTTTGAGTATTAGCATCATAATCAAATAACAGACGTCTAGCTTCAAGCATCATTTCCATTTCAGTACGGAAAGTATCTTTCACACGTTGAAATAGATAATTAGATTCAAGATCGTTAGTACGAGCTATTCGATAATTAACGAAAGTACCATCAGTATTTATAAGTTTAAACGGAAGACTTCTTTTAGTAGCATTAGGTTCAGTGAGAGTATTTCCAGTTACAAACTCATATATACGAGAAGCATCAGCAGAAGGTAATGAATAACGACCTTGGAATTGACGAAGAATAACATCACGTGTCCAAATGTAATCGTGCATATCAACATAAGGAGTTCCAATACCTTGATCACGATTAGACATACCATTAAATCGAGCATATTGAAAAGCTTTAACAGCTTCAACATTAACAGGATTTACAGCATCAAGAATACGATAACCATTTTCGTCAAGTATAGCATTATCATTTTCATCTTTTCTAAAATTAAAGAAACCCTTACCATCACCGCCCATACCATTACCAAGATTCCAAATAAGAGGATGATATTTAGTACCTTTAGATTTTAAGAAATCATTGAAACGATATTTCATAAGTTCTACATTAACTTCACCGATACGATTAACAATACCTTGAAGCATTGACGTAATATGATTATAGAACTCAGGAGTATATTCTTGTTCACCTTGAACATTGATATAAGATAAATCAACTTTAATAGCCGGATCACAACCACCCACAGTTGCAAGAATATTAATACGACCACGCATATCATCTACAACAGAATCAATTTCATCTCCTGCTTTGAAACCTTCATAAAACAATCTTTTTATTCTACGTGATTGACGATCTTTAGCTTTTTCACTTTGTTTATCAGTAACATTAGCTTTAATTTGATTAAGAATCTTATCAAATACACCATCAATATTAACAAGTTCAGTCTCAATTTTCTGATATACAAGTTTATTAACTTTATTATCATCATTTCCGTCATGATATAAAGCTTTAATTACATCAAAAGGAACACTAAATTTAATAGATAAAT